GCATATTCGGGAAGGTATTTGAGGACCTGGTCGAGGACTATTTGAAACTCTGGGATATAAAAAATGCCTTGATCAATGACGTGAAGCGGCGCGGGGTAAAAATCAAATGGCAAAACAGTGAGACGTCATTTGGGTATAAGAAAAACGACAGCGTATCTGAGGCGGTGAAAGTATCCGCCCAGATGCTAAAAATACTTTTAACGCTGGGATTTAAGCCGGGCAGCAAGGCCGGTGATGACGATGGCGAATTTGAAGAAATGTAAATACATCCAAGACTATATAACGGCAGTTAAGAAAGATAAAGTTGTTGTCGGGGAAGACATCAAATTAGCCGTAACCTACATCGAAAATAAGTTAAAATCGCCTGATGTGGTTATCGACCACGACAAAATAGAAAAAGGCCTGGATCTGATAAATAGATGGTGGGACATGCAGCTCTTTGATTGGGAGCTGTTTATTTTTGCCCTGCTGCACTGTTATTACAAAGCCGATAATACACTGGTTTTTAATAAGTTCCTGATTATGATGGGCCGGGGCAATGGCAAAAACGGATTTATCAGTATCCTGGCTTGGTACTTTACAACACCGGTTCATGGCATCAAGGGATATAACGTCGATATCATTGCCACAAGTGAAAGCCAGGCGAAAACATCTTTTGAAGATGTCTGGATATTGCTTGAGGATACCAAACAGAGGGCCAAAAAGTTTTTCACCTGGACCCTTGAAAGGATAGTCAACAAAGTAACCAGATCTTATATCAAGTTCAATACCTCAAATGCAAGAACAAAAGACGGTAAACGTACAGCTTGCGCTATCTTTGATGAAATCCATGAGGATGAGGACTATTCCAAGATATCTGTTTTCACCGGGAGCTTCGGGAAAAAGCCGCATACCCGGGCAATTTATATTACCACCCAGGGGTATGTCCGGGCTGGAGTATTAGATCAGGAGCTGGAGGTAGCTGAAAGAGTTCTGGCCGGAGAGATTCCCAACTCCAGGCTGTGCCCACTTTTGTATCGGCAAGATGCAGAAGAAGAGGCTAATAACCCGGACTTGTGGCATAAGGCCAACCCAAGCCTAAAATACCGGACCGATCTGAAGATCGAAATGGACAACCACTGGATTGAGGCCCAGAGTATTCCGGAACGGGCTTTAGATTTTATGACTAAGCGCATGAACCTGCCGAGGGAAAATGAGTTTGATGCGGTAGTTGATTATAACCTAGTACAAAAGACTAATCGCCCGATCCCCTATGAGGAGCTGCAGGACAGACAGTGCATTGGAGCAATAGACTTTGCTCAGATTAATGACTTTGCTAGTGCCGGTTGCTGGTTTAAGTATGGTGATGAACGCGTTTGGATTGAGCATACCTGGGTATGTCATAAAGCCCTGAAGAATACGGCCAGGAAAATTAAGTTTCCGGTGCAGGAGGCGGCCGACAAAGGGCTTATAACGATTGTTTATGAGGACAGCATTAGTCCTGAGTACCTGGCGCAATGGTTCCTTGAGAAGCGCAAGAAGTACCATCTGTTAAAGATTGTCGCTGATAGCTATCGGCTGCAGGCAGTCAGGGAATGTTTTGAAAAGCATGGGCTGCCGGTAGAAGAGGTCAGATCCGGGGGCGTAACTCATAGCAAATTCGCTCCGCTAATTCAAAGGTTGTTCATGGAGCAGCACATGATCTGGGGCGATAACATGACAATGCGTTGGTACACCCGGAATACCTGCATAAAGCTAGACGCGAAAGGCAATCAAACCTTCCACAAGATAGAGCCTAAAACCAGGAAGACTGATGGCTTTTTTGCCCTGGTACATGCGGTAACCCAGGATGATGAATTAGCAGACACCAGTAACGATATTGTAATTTACGATGTCGTTACTTACTAAGGGAGGAGGTGAGGTTTTGGCACTATGGGATTGGTTTACTAGGCTATTTAATAAAGACAATGGGGCTCTGCCCTTGGATGCCTATATTGGGGAATTAGCCAGTGAAGTGTTTTACAAAGAGTTGGCAATCCAGGCGTGCGTCAATTTGATAGCAAACGCAGTGGCCCGAAGCGAATTTAAAACCCACGAGAAAGGCCTGGAGGTTAGGAAGGATAACTATTATCTGTTTAACGTCGAGCCCAACCAGAATAAATCAGCCAGTAAGTTCTGGCGGGATGTAATACACAAACTGGTGTATTACAATGACTGCCTGGTCATCCAGCAGAACAGTATGTTTTACATAGCCGACAGTTACGACCTGGTGCCGTTTGCGTTCAAGGAAAATATTTATAAAAACATTGTCATAGCGGACTATCAGCTTAAAAACGTCTATACGGAATCCCAGGTATTCCATTTTGAATTGCACAACGAGAAGATAAAAACCGTTATTGACGGCTTATATCAATCCTATTCAAAGCTTATTGCAGCCAGTCAGGCTCACTACAAGAAAAACAATACCCGGCGTGGTTGGTTGGAAATACCGACAAACTACCCTCAGACAGAAAAGGCTCAACAAGATCTGAACAACCTGCTGTCTGAAAGGTTTAAACGGTTTTTCGAGGCCGAAGGCGGAGCCGTGCTGCCGCTATCAAACAATATGAAATACAATGAGCTGTCCAGCAATATCGGCGTAAAAGGTGGAGTTGAGGGCAGGGACATACGAGCCTTTATCGATGATGTTTTTGATTTTGTGGCTATAGCCTTTCAGGTGCCACCTCAACTGCTAAAGGGGACTGTAGCCGACACAAGTAAGGCCGTAACTGACTTCCTGACATTTTGCATTAACCCCCTGGCCGAACTATTGACTGATGAGATTAACCGCAAAATGTACGGCAAAAAAGCCTACTTGGAACGCACCTACATGAAGCTTGATACCAGTCGGATAAGAGCGGTTGATATTAAGGACATTGCTAACGCTTTTGATGTGATGCTCCGGATTGGAGCATACAGCATAGATGACTGTCTGGAGACCATGGGCATGGAACCGCTTAATACTGATTGGAGTAAAGCCCGGTGGATGACACGCAACTATCAACCCATAGAGATAGCCCTGAAAGGAGGTGAAACGGTTTGAAGAATAAACGAATGTGGGAAATAAAGCAGTCTGCAACCCCAGGGGCACTTGAACTTTATATTTATGGTTATGTCGAAGGGGATAGTTACGACTGGTGGACTGATGAGGTGATTGAAAGCGAAACATCAGCCAACCATTTCCGCAGCGAACTCGCCAAACATCCTGATATAAGTCAAATAAACATTTACATAAACAGCTATGGCGGCAGCGTATTTGAGGGAACTGCAATCTATAATCAGCTCAAACGGCACCCAGCTCAGAAGACTGTATATGTAGACGGCTTTGCCTGCTCTGTAGCTGCAGTCATTGCTATGGCTGGCGATAAAGTTATAATGCCCAGAAACACCTTAATGATGATCCATGACGCATGGAATATTGTCGTAGGCAATGCCAAGGAAATGAGAAAAGCAGCTGATGACCTGGATGTAATTATGGCTGCTAATCGCCAGGCATTTCTACAGAAGGCTGGAGACAAGCTGACCGAGGAAAATCTAATTGAGATGATGGCATCTGAGACCTGGTTGACGGCTGAGCAATGTATCGAATACGGCCTGGCCGATGAATATGCCGAAAAGGATGCCGACTTAACGCAGGCTAAAGAAATGCTGCAAAAGGCCAACCTCACCATTACACAACAGATCGAGGTCAATAAGAGTCTGGCAGCGCAGCTGAGGCAGTTAGTTGAGGAGGGGCCGGCGGCAAAAAAAGAGGAGCCGCCAGCTGACCCACCTCAGGATCCCCCAAAGGATCCTCCAAAGGACCCCGAACCCCAGGAGAACAAAGTTGTAAACCTAATGGCGGCACTGTTCCGCCCAAAAGAAGGAGGAGAATAAATTGAGAAATCCTGATGCACTGAACCAAAAGAAAGCTGAGATCATGGTCAAAATGAACCAGGCCATAAAAGACGGCAACGAGGAGGCATTTTCCCAGGCGTTTACCGAGTATACCGACATGCTACAGGAAGCCGTAATGGCTGAGGCCCAGGGGATGGTTCAGGCCGCTGACAATCAGATCCTTGCCGGCCGCGGTGCCAGGGCTCTAACTAGTCAGGAAACTGGATACTACCAGAAACTGATCGATGCAATGAAATCTGGTAATCCGCAGCAGGCTTTGACTCTGATAGATGAAACCCTGCCGACCACCGTTATTGATGCGGTGCTTGATGATATTACTGAGGCGCACCCGCTACTGGCAGAAATCAACTTCCAGAATACTGGTATTCTGACGGAGATCCTCATTTCTGCGCAGGATGGCAGATTCCTTGCGACTTGGCAGAAGCTGTGCGACGACATCGTAAAAGAACTTACTGCCGGTACTGACGTCATCGATTTAAGACAGAACAAACTGTCGGCCTTCATCCCGATTTGTAAAGCGATGCTTGAAATCGGGCCCGTATGGATTGACCGCTATGTGCGTACCATCTTAGCTGAAGCGATTGCTAACGGACTTGAAAAAGCAATTATTATCGGTACTGGTGTGAATGAACCTGTCGGCATGACTAAGGACCCGAACGGCGTATTCCACCCCCAGAATGGATATCCTGACCTCGTCGCGGTACCGCTGAATGAAATATCTCCCGAAACCTATGGCGGTATTCTTGCTTCACTTGCAGTTGGCCCGACCGGCCTTTATCGCACTGTGAGCGAGGTGCTGTTTATTTGTAATCCGGTGGACTACTACACTAAGGTCATGCCCGCGGTTATGCACCGCTTACCCGACGGAACATGGATGAGCCGTTTCCCGTTCCCGACTAAGGTTATCCAGTCGGTTTATGTGCCCGCTAATAAAGCTGTCATCGGCATTGGCCGCAGATACTTCTTTGGCCTTGGTACTGGACAGGGTGGGAAAATCGAGTTTTCCGACCACTACAAATTCCTAGAGGATGACCGCTACTACTTGACTAAGCTGTACGGTGACGGCAAGCCGCTTGATAGTACCTCCTTTAAAGTTGTAGACATCACCGCTATTCGCCCCGTGGCACCTATCGTCAGAGTTGCTGACTATGTTGACGCTCGTCTTTCCGCCATGACGCTGACGGACGAATTGACTGTGGCTGTCAACTTCGGTGTGTTTAACGAGAACATTCATGCGTATTCAGCTGCCATAGCTGATGATGAGGTCGCGGGCGATAACAATGTAGCATCTTTGACCGTAACTGCCAACGACCCGAATGCGGTCATTGTAGTTAAGAATGGCGCTAATGTGGTTGCCGCTGCTAACGATGCGTATGCCCTCACATTGGTGGCTGGTGCAAATGTAATCACCATTACATCTACTGTTGGCGCCACCGAGCAGGAAGCCTATGTGCTGGTTATCACTTACACGCCGAAAGCGTAGGTGAAGTGACATGAAAGTTAGAGTTACAATGCCCTTCATAGACAAGTACACAGGTACTGTCTATCAGAAAGACCAAGAGATTGAAGTAAGTAAAGAGCGGTTCGAGGAATTGATCTCGACCGCTCTTGGCCCTTTTGTAGAGGAAACAAACCCACCTGATCCGCCATCGGCAAGGACGGCAAAAGAAGGCAAGAAGCAAGAGCAAAAACCCAAAAAACAATCGGCCAAGAATAAAGCTAAAAG